CCGCTGCCGCTGTAGTCGTACCCACAGGGCCATTGAAGGAGTCACCAGCAGTACCGGCTTGGAAGTCCTTCAGTTGGGACATCAACTCACGGATCGCATCATTGATGCCACTCGGGGCGCATCCCTCGGCAATGTTGATCCCGTCAATGTCGGTATTATTGCCAGGAGTTGCGGAGAACTCAGAGATTTTTGTCTTCGGCATTTGATGCTCCTTTGAATCGGATTCTAGATTTACTCTTTAGGCTGTTGGGACTGATATAGCAGATTGAACAGCGTCTGATAGTCCAGATCCGGGATGCGCTGCTCGATGTCCAAAAGTCCACGGCCTGCTCGTCCTGTTGCATAGGCAAGCTCCCCCATTGCTCGCGGGGATGAGGCCACCAAAGATGCTCCAGCTGCCGGTAAACCAGCCACACTCCCGGCGAGGATGGCGCTCGGCACAGTCGATGCCCTCTGCAATCCGCGAGGAGTCATTTCACTCAAAGCCTGCCCAGCCAATGCAGGAATGAACTGCTTCCCACCGGCCTGCTCTAGCTGCTGCGCCAGGGCCATGCGTTGCCCGTAGTTGGTGTTCACGTTGTTCCGCATGATGGACTGCAACTTACGCAGCGCAGTATCAGCAGAGGCCTTCTTCCCCAAAGACAGAGCGCGCTCAATCTCTTTGATCTGATCCGATGCGTCTGCATAAGACTTCATCGTCTTTGCATAGGTCGGGGCTTGCTTGCTGATCTCGCTCTTGATGGAGTTGTAAACATCACCAACCGCAAGCCTAGCCGTTTTCTGCTCAAGAGGAATGCTTTCGAGGATGTCCCCGACTTGCTGTTTCAGCGCATCTAGACCCTCTGGAGTATGGAATTCAGCAGGATCAAGTTGCTTCCACGCATCGACCTTTGACCGAGCTTCAGCCAGCTTATTTGCAGCAGATTCATTCTTGATCTGGCCCTTGTATGAGACAGTATCAAATGCCTTCTGCAAAGAGTTGTCAATGCCGGTGAAATCAAGAACAGTCTTGTCTGTCTTGATTGCGGTCATGTTCTGGCGATATTCGGCTTGCTTGGCCCGATTCATCTGTTCCAGATTTGACTTGGCAGCATCAAGAACATCGGTAATAGGAGCCTGTCCCCTCATGCTCTCAACGAACATCTGGCCACGCTGTCCGCCCTCTGCGCCAGCACGATAAGCCTGCCGGATCGCATCAGAACCAACTCCAGTTGTCATCCCAAGCGCGGGGGCCGCAACCTCACCGATTGCAGAAACAGCCTGCTTCGTTCCTCGCGCAGCAAGAGCCAATGGATCAACAGCACTTGCCGCGGCCCTTAGAGGAGCCGCCGCAGCCCGAGGAGCCACAGCAGCGCCGCCAGTAAGAATGGTGGACAAATCAGCCATCACAGCAACGGGATCAGTCGCAACGGCTTTCTTGAAGCCTTCCTCAGATCCATATCGCTGCTTGTAAAACTGCCCAACCTGAGATGCCATCTGGCGCGAAGCCTTATCCTCTCCGATCATCTGCACAAGACGCTCAGGAAGGAGATTCTGCAACGCACCAGCACCGATATCCAGAACGGCCTTCCCGGTCTGAATCGGGCTTGTCACAGCCTGATAGATATCTCCAGCCATCCGAGCCGCTGATGAAGGGGCATTCCTGGCAGCTTGCAAAGCAACGTCAGCAGCGCCCATCTCCGCAAACGAAGTCCGGGAAACATCAGCGACCTGTTTGCCAGAGAAATCCTTCGCGGCCCGTTGGAGAGCCTGCTCACGGGTTACATCATTCGGGACATTCTCATACACATGAGTTGACCCATCCGCAAACCTGATCGTGATGTCAGCCATGTTTACCACCCACTCCGTGATTGAGTTGCGGGAGCCTTCTTCGTTTCCTCTTCGATCTTCTTGGCAGCAGACCCTAAACCGAACAACCGATCAAGATTCGCCAGGGCCTCCATGTTGGCTTCATAGCTCAGATTCGGATTGGTTGCCGCATTCAGATACAACTGCATTTCAGCGTTAGAGTTCATCTGCTGTGCGCTCATGCCCGTGGCATTCTTGATGAGATTCAGTAGCAAGGGACGGGTCTGCTCGATGGCCTGGCGCTGCTCCTGAGTCTTAGTGCCAACCGCACCACCAACAGCCCGACCAAGCCCAGAACCCGAGATAGCAGCACCAACATTCGCCATCGTTCCGGCTTTAGTGCTGACAATTCCACCCTCAGAAAGAAGAGTGTCGTAGTTCTTCTTCAGTTGCTCAACCGTTGCGGTCAATTGATCTTTAGCTTCCGTCTTGGTCTGCTCTTTCTCAGCAGCCTTTTCTCGCGCACGTTCAATCCGATCCTCAACAGACATACGCTGAATCTGTTGCTGACCTTGTGCGAGCAGATTTGATGCTCGGCGCTGTTCTGCAAGACCGGCCTGAGTGGTTTCAAACTGCTGAGACCGCTGAACCATTTCTCCAAGCTGACGAACTCGCTCGTCAACCTTGTCGGGATCAATGCCGCCAGACGCAAAGCTGCGAGCGTATTGGGCGGCAATCGTGCGGACATTCTGAGGGACTGTCGGATCTTGAGTGAAGATCGCAAATGGGTTCTCTTGAGGGGCCTGCTCACCAGCAAGACCCGCCTTCCGCAGCTTAGGAATCAATTCAGCAGTTGCTGAGACCTGGGGCATCAGTCGTTGCTGAACCCCAATCGGAAGCGACAGAAGCGCATTGATGTCCAACTGAGGGCTGCCGATACGAACACCCTCGCCAACACGCTGGCCCATGATGTCCTCGCCATACAACTCTGTTACAGGGCGGCGAATCACTTGCGGCAATGCGGCTTGAGCCATCTGCTGCTCACGCATGGCCTGTTGGCGCTCCTGAATCTGCTGCTTGAGCATCTGCTCTTGCAGAGCCTTGTTGTATGCCCCTTGGTAGGCTTGTTGGCCTGCTTGGACACCCTGCGCGAGAAGCTGACCAATCCCTCGAGGTTGGGCAGAAGGCCCAGACCCTGCCAGGAGTGACAACCCAAGATTCAGCAACCCCTGCTGTTGGGCTTGCCTGCGAAGTCGCTCAGACTCATCTTCCCCGAACACCATCGGGGCATAGCTCGGCTGTTGTCCGAACAGTTGCGAAAAGAGTTCGTTCATCCCAGACCTCCCAACAGGCCACCAATGATCGCTCCATACGGGCCACCAATCTGTGAACCCGCCACCGCACCACCAATCGCCCCAGCACCTCGATTCGTGTAGACCGGAGTCGTTGTCACCGAACCCCTCGGAGACCCATAAACAGCACTCAGGTACTGATTGAGTTGAGACTGAGGCAGACCTTGCAGGAAGTTGAAGCGATTGATGTCAGCCTGAAGCGCCGCCTGTTGGTAGCCCTCGGCAGTCTGTCCTGCTTGTGCCAGACGCTCAATATCTGTGTAATCAGCCGCAGCCAGAGCAGGCGCAGCACCGAGCATTGCTTGCTGCCGAGCGCGTTCGGCTTCGTAGTTCTGGAAGGCAAGCTGTCCTGCCGTATTCGCCAGGCTCTGAGCGAACTGACCACCGGCACGTTCCTCCAAACCAAGAGCAGCCTGAGAACCATATCGCCCCGCCCTCGATGCACCAGACCGCGCTTGTTGCAGCGCATCAAAATACTGCTGTTGAGCAGCTTGTGCAGCGGGTTGGAATGCACCTTGGAAGAACGGGTTTCCACCTAGATATTGGCCTTGAATTGTTGCCAGAGACTGCTGTTGAGCAGCCGGAAGCAGCGGAGATCCCATCACGGCACGTTGTTGAGCAGCAGTCAGAGCCTGTTGGGTCTGAGCGCTCGGGCCGGTGAAGGTCTGTCCGGGGTAATACTCAGGCGTTTCGGTCTGATACAGACGCTGCGCCTCGGAAAGCCCGTATTGGACATAGGGACGGACAGCAGGATCAAGCTCCTGAGTGCTTGTTTGAGTTCGAGTTGAACCACCCATTTAGACCTCCAATGCCCAGGATCTGGGCTTGAATCCGAGTTTCTTGGCCTGTCGTTGCCAACCCGGACGCCAAGATTCAAAAGTGAGCTTCTGAGCGTTGCCGTGTTGAGCGATGTTCAGGAGATGCTGCCAGCCTTCCTCAAAATGACCCACCTCTTGCAGATAGGCGCACCACACATGGAGCGAGGAATCTCTGGGTTGCAATACCATGAACCCGACTGGCCTTGCGTCATCCAGGCCCACCCACAGCATGGATTTCCCGTTGAAGCAGTCCGTATAGACATCCTCGGGAATCCATCCTTCTGGGGTCTTGTGAAGAACCTTCAAAAGCCCAGGTCTGACGAATCCCCACCATTGTCGCAGATCACTCTGAGGAATCAAGCGGACGTTCATCCCACCACCACGTAAGCAAATGTCTTATCTGCCGTTGAGTTGGCAAAGTGCGTGATCACCGCACTTCCCTGAGACTGAGAACTGACGTACACATTGGCAATCGAGGCCATCGAGACATAAGTCATCGTCACAATCACCGATGGGGTAGCCGGTCTCGTTGGGGTCGTCTGAGCAGGAATTTGCTCAATGGTTACCAACGTTGAGGTGGTATGCCACATGATTTCCATGTAGTCCCCAGCCGCCAACTCAATGAAGTAGTTCAGCGCAGCGATCAGATGCCCATCCGTCCCGCCATGAGAGTTGGGGACAGAAAACTTGCTGTTTGATCCCGCTACATCCGTGCCGTTCTTTCTAAACCAAACATCGACATCCTGAATCTGGGTGTCATCGTTGGCGAACTGGATCGAAAACTGAATGTTGTAGACACCCGGATTCGATACGTTGAGCCGAGAGCTGTTCGATAGCGTGACACCATTAGAGTAATCCGTGGTGTTGTACGTGATCGCATACGCCGCCGTTGTCGAAGCCGCCGTTTGATCGGTGGTGTCCTGAAACGCTCCATACGGCACCTTATCCAAGAATGCCGCAGACGAAAACGGGATCAAAATGATCTTCGACTCAGGGCTGATCCGAGCGTCATACAGGGTCGTTGAAGTCGCTCCACCCGTTGCCAGAGTGATCGTGCCGGTGTTGTTAGACTTCCCATTCATCAGCCCGTTGACGATCTCGGCAACACCCCGAGGATCTGAGCCAAACGGAGGAAGAACGCGAAACATCAGCGCCGCCCCGACTGAATGGTATCCACGTCAACACCGACCACCGTTGTCCAGTTCCCGGTAGGAACAATCCGCAGACGATGGTACTTGCCGAAACTTCTCAAGCTGACTCGGTTGTCAGAATCCGCAGCAGAAGCAGCCCCGAAGCTCACCGTGTCGCTCAAGAGATCCCGAGAGGCAACAGCCACATTCGCTGATCCGTTGTCTACTTGAGGTCGGGCCAGGCGAACGATTGAATTTACACCCGCGGCGAAGTCTCCTGTCTCCAAAACAGCAGAAGAAGGATCGCCCGTGAAGGTGACAACCTTAGCCCCCGTGGTTCCGGCAAAGATGAACTTCCCACCCACCCAGATCCGCGAGTCCAGAGAAATATCCAGAGCATCGATGGATGCAGAGTAAGCATCCAACCCCTCAAGAGTCACCGATGCAGTTCCTGCCGATGCAATGTAATCAGCGGTGGTGTCTGCATAAGTCCACTTCTGGACTTGCCAGTTGTAGATCAGAATCGTCTTTCCGGCTCGCGTGTTCGGATAGCACCAAGCCACAATCTTGCGGATCGGGTCAATCGCGGCACTCATCTTGGTGATGTTCGCCGGATCTGCATCATCAAAGAACCACCGATCAATCTTCTCTGCACCAATGGGCTTCACGCTCTGCCCATCACACATATAGAACCCGTCATCGCTCAAGAAGAACGTCATTGGGCCATATTGGGCAATCGATCCGGACTCATAACACCCAAGAGTCCGAGAGATGGTGTCGAACTGGAAGAACAGCGGAGCGCCGATGTAAGACATTCGGACAATAGACTGATCCAACAGAACAAGCCCGAACTCACCACCCGTGATGCCTCGGATGTTTCCACCATCGGGGATGTCTTGGTAATCAGACTGAGAAGTCGGCCCAGAAGTCCAGTTGGTCTCATCGTTGATGTCCGACCATTGAACCCGGCTCGGGTAACTGGAGATGTTCGCTCCGACCACGAAGTCACGAACAACGGTGACAAAGGAAGCAACTGGAGCAGCCGCGGCAAGATCAGCAAAGATGGTAGAACTTCCAATCACCCACGCCTGGAGCTTCTGAGCACCATTCGCCGCGATCACCACATCACCGAATTGCGTAAACCTCCAGCGCGTCCCCGTGTATCCACCAACCTTCGAGACATCATCCATCGACAGATCGGTGGTGTCGAACTTGAAGAGCTTGGAGGCTCCTCCAGCGAAGATGTTGCTCGTTGCCCCGAACTTGCCGGTGAAAACAGCGTTCAGGTTCTCGGAGGCGGCTTGAGAGTAGTCCACCATCGATGGAAACGGCCCATATCCAACGGACTGCGCCACCACGTTGTTGGCGGTCTGCAATGCCCCGACCAGCCCCGGCTGATCAGGAAGCCACTCACCAAATGTCAGACGTTGTTCCATGTCGTAGATCCTGCTGAGGATTGTGTCCAGACAGTCGCCCCTTCAGGAACATCCGTCCAAGTGTCGGAACCCTCCGGAACATCAGTCCAGATTGTCGCGCCTGGCGTGATCACCGTCCATGCCTGCTCAGAAGGAGCAATCGGCCCCCATTCCTGGCCCTGCTTGAAGCCCTCACAGGTTACTTGCGCCGATGCCGTAACCGATGCAACAGCCGAGAAAGTCGCGTTGGCATAACAAGAGACTTCAGCCGATCCCAGGACAGCAGCAGCCCCATCCGCAACAATTCCACCCAGCGCCGAAACGCTAACCGAGCATTCAATCGCGGCAGATGCAAGTTTGACAATCTGGGCATCACAAGAAACTGAAGCCGATGCCGCAATACTGCCAGATGCAATCTGAACTCGAATGCCCTGAGCCGCAACCTCAACCGAAGCAGAAACAGTCCCTGCTGCAAACTGCACTCGCGTCCCATCAGCCGAGACACTAGCCTGAGCAGCAACCGATCCATAAGCATCCCACCTTGTGACAGAAGTCTCATACAGCGGACTATCAAGCGTCAGCGTTAGATCATCAAGACTCGCCTTGAGGTTATCAAGGGAATCAATAGACCACGGTGGGAGCAGATCAGCCATTATGTCAATGTCACAGACAGAGACCCAGCAGCCACTCGGAACACATCACCCGTGGCGATAGTCTTGGAGGCATCCAGAGGAGTGTGGAACAACAGATTCCCGGTGGTCAGCGCATCTCGAATCCCGATGTGCGTGATCGTTCCCCAGGAGTTACCGGCCTGGGCGAACTCAATCGCTGCCGAGTTGCTCGTCACTCCATTGGAAGGAGCAGAGAAAGTGATCGCCTGCCGCGCATACCCGGAACCAGAGCACTCCGTCCCCGTGTCCGCATCAGTCGGATCAGAGGTGTAGAGAGCCAGATAGACCGTGGTCGGTGAGGTGTAGGAGGTGTTCCGAAGAACCGCATTGATCAGCGCGTTCTCCAAGTAATTGCTTGTTTCAGCCATCTTTATCTCCGTGCAAGGGTCATCGCCAGGGGAACAGCAGAGTATTCGTCCTGATCGTCTGATGTGGTGATGGAGTCAATCGCTCTCTGATACAGCGCGGCCCATGTTCCAAGACGCTCGTCATTCATCAGATACGGCTCGGCCTCACCCAATGAGCCGTAAATTAGCGCATCAGGATAATTTGCCAAAAACGCATTTGAGGTGTTCGAGTCGCTCAGATACGTGGGGGCTGCGTAATACAGCATCCGCACCGAATAGTTCGTGTCCGGGATCGGAGCGAACTGGAACTCAGCATCGAGGATCGTGTAGTCCCTCGGCACTCCCGTGTCGGTCACCCGAGCATTGCGGAAGAACATCGAGGGATTCAGATAGTTCACCGCATAGACCGGGGTCGATGCAATGTGCATCTCTCGCATCTGGAGGAAGTCAGCCGGGAGCGACAAAGTATTGTCGTTCGCTGTCATCGAGGCCGAGACCAGCTTCAGCATCTTGCGAGTGCGAAGATCCCTGCGGAGTCGGTTCTCCGCAAGCGTGATGAAGTCTGGAATCTGAGAGGTGAGATCAGACCGAGCAAGGTAGTTCGCTACCGTGGTCTTGAGGTCTGAGTACGTTGAGAGAGCCATCAAATCCTCCCAGGACGGGTGCGGAATGCTCGATTATCCGGGTGATTCAGCCAAGACTTGAACCGCACCTGATCCAGCACATGGAAGCCGCGCATGATCCCTTGCTTGTTCAGCTCATCGATCACAGTCAGCGGGATGGACGCGATCTTATTCCCTAGAAGGTCATCTGACCATCGGGCGCGTTCATCATAAGCATTGAACTGCTTCTTGT